TGTTTCCAATAATTTAATGTTAGTTTATCATAATTAAATGTCATAATTAAATGTCATAATTAAATGTCATATTTTTAAATTTTTCAATAGCATCGTCTAATAGTTTTTGATTTATTTGAGACCAATCATCTACAAATAATACTGGTAAATCTTGAAATAAATTATAAAATAATATTTTACAATAATATTTTACAATAATATATTAAATGATAAAAATTAAAAATAATAGAAATAAAGGTTATTTATTTCACTATGCTCATTTTTTATGTGACTGTTTATTTCCTGAAATAAGTAGTAATATTTTTAGATTTAAAAAAGTTATTAGAAAAAAAAATATTAGACAAACAATTGGAAATTTTAGCAATTTTTATACAGAAGTTATGACGACTGAAAATATTGAATTGCCAGAAAAACAATTTAACCAATTAAAAATACATATGATTACTTATAAAAAAAAAGAAGACTATTGCAATAAAAAGTATTTTGATAAATTTAGACAATTTATTTTTTTAAGATATAAAATAAATAATTTAGAATATAATTCAAACTATCCAGAAGTGTTATTAATCAAGAGAAATGAACGAGTAGAATTACTTAATGATAAATGTTTACAAAAATTAAATAATAATATTTCTACTGGAAAAGAAAGAAGAGAAATTCATAATATTGACATTGTTGATACATATTTAAAAGAAAAATACAATGATAAATATAAAAGTGTATATTTTGAAAATATTCCATTTAAAGAACAGGTGTTATATTTTAATAATGCTAAAATGATAATTTGTGCTCATGGAGCAGTAATGTCTAATATGTTTTTTTGTAAAGAAAAAACTAAAATTATTGAGGTGACTTGCAATACTAATTGGCCGTTTTTTGATAAAATATCATCCATATTAATTTTAAATCATATAAAATGTATAAATAATAATTGTTATAAAGTTATAGAGTGTATAGAAAACAATACTATATAAATTATTTTACAATGTAGTAGTTATGTAATCTAATCCCATTTCATTAAAAAAAATAAAATCGTTTTTATAAAAATCAAATACTTTTCTTTTTAAATCTTCATTATAAAAATATGTCAATTCCACTTTTTTATTTAAATATGTTATCATATACAACTTATATACAGGTCGATTAAATATTTTATCATCTATATTTTGTTTTCTTTCGTGACCTTCTTTTTTTTGAAAAATGTGTTCTGGTATAGTTATATTATAAAGATTTTCAATATATTTGTAATCAATATTCTCAATATCAAAACATTTTAAGCATTTAGACCGTAATATTTTTTTATCAAATCCTTCACTTGTTTGTGGCGTGAAATGGTGTTTTTCAATCATTTTCCAATTATTTTTCACTAATTCATTTACAAACATGGAAAACGTAATATAATTATATTTCCATAAGTGTCTAAATTCACCTCCTAATTTATATTTATCTAAAAATCCAGATACAATTCTTTTATATGGATTTCTGCTTATAATTATTGTTATATATTTTTCAATATTATTTGGAAGCACACGATAAACCTTAATATTTTTATGAATATTATTCACATTTTCTTTGTTATTAACTAAAAAATTAAATAAATGTTTAATATGAGAACAACCACATTTAGCAGACCATCCAAATATTATTTTGTTTGTGTTATCAATCAAATAAAACATATATATTTATATATTAATTATATATTTTATGTTCATTCCATAATTCAGCATAATATTTATTCTTTTGATATTTCTTTTGTTCATTTCTATATTCATCATAATAGGTTAGTATTATTGTATTTTTAAACACCATATATTCTTTTTTAAAATGAGCAGTTGTTGTATCAGTAAAATAGAGTTCCATAGTTTCAAAATCTGGTTTAGTAAAATATCTTCCTAAAAGTCCAGGACCAGTAGGTTCTAACGCATTTTTTCCATAATATTTATGTTTCACATTATCTACTATTTGATTAATACATTTTAACATTATAGGATTTTCAGGTTTTACAACAACTAGTGCTGTATAAGTCATATTAATAGGTCTGTCTTTAACAAAATATTCCTTTTCTGTCAATGCAATAAGTTTAAAATTATTTACACATTTATATTTTATATCCATATAGATGCCGCCGTTTTTATATAAAACACAAAATCTCCATAAATCCGATTTATATGAACATGGAATTAAAGAATTATATGCTTCTAATATATCTATATCAAAATTATCTTTTATAAATTGCCTACAAGAGTCTTCATTATATAAATGAAAATGTAATTCAGGATTTTGTAAAACTAATTGTTCGTAATGTTCTTTCATTAAAGGGGGTAAATTTTCAGTATGCCAACATGTATAAAAATGTAAAGGAATTATACTTTCATATTTTTGTTTTATATCAAACTTAATATTTAATTCTTTATAGCGTTTTATTTTTTTTATATCTAATTTACGTTTTTCCATTTCTTCTTGTTTTCGTTTTTTTATTTTATCAACTAATTCTTTTTGTTTTTTAGCCAATTCTTTTTTTTTAGTAAAACTAATCATTTGTTATTATATAATAACAAAAAATAAAATATTTATTATATAATAAGAAAATATTTATTATATATAAGTAAATGAATATAATAAATAATAAGAAAGATGGGAAAAAACTAATAGATAAAGAGACTATGCTTAAAATATATAAAATACCATATCAATTAAAATTTAATTATAAACCCATAATTCCTTTAAAAATTTTTCAAACTTGGTATACAAAAGATTTGCCTCAAGCAATGAAAGAAAGAGTTGAATATTTAAAGACTACACATCCACGATTTGAACATTTTTTATTCGATGACAATGATTGTAGACAGTTTATACAAGACCATTTTAATACAGATATATTAAATGCTTATGATAGACTTATTCCTGGAGCATACAAGGCTGATTTATGGAGATGTTGTGTATTATATATACACGGTGGAATATACATGGATATAAAATTAAAATGTATCAATGGATTTAGATTAATTGAACTAACAGAAAATAATCATTATGTAAGAGATAGAATTCCTCCATTATCTATATATAACGCATTAATTGTGTCTCAACCACGTAGCCCTTTTTTATGGAAGGCAATCTGTAGAATAGTTATTAATACAAATAAACAATTTTACGGTAAATCCGCGTTAGAACCAACAGGACCTACTATGTTAGGTAAAATTATAATAAGAAATAAATTAAATCCTAATATAGATTTAACACATTATCATGATGGAGGATATATTATATATAAAAATAGATTTGTAATATCAACAGAATATCCAGAATATAATACTGAAAGAAATCAATTACATAATTCAATTAATTCAAAAAGATATGATATTCTTTGGGATAAAAGAAAAGTTTATAAATAAATTCTCTTTTGGTTCCAAAGTATTGAATAATGTTGTTTAGGTGTAAAACTATTTCTATCACTTGTATAACCAGGATAACATCTAAAAATAGGTAAATTATTAAAAAAAATATATTTATCAGTTTCATTTTGACTTTTTAAAATATGTTTGATTTTAAATGTTTTTTTTTCTTCGTTAGTAAAATACTTTGCTAATAATCCTGGTCCAGTTGGATGTAAATATGACTTACCATAAAACCTATTTTTAACATTATCGACAATTTGATGAATCACTTTTAAAAGTATTTCATTTCCAGCTTTACAAACCATTAACGCATTGTATATATTATTACCTCCAATATCTAATACCCAATGTTCTTCTTCAAGAAGTTTAACTAATTTAAAATTATTTATAGGATAATATTTTACATCCATATAAATTCCACCATGTATATATAATACACAATATCTCCATAAATCAGCCTTATATGCTCCAGGAATAAGTCTATCATAAGTATTTAATATATTTGAATCAAAATTGGATTTTATAAATTTTCTACAATCATTATCATCAAATAAATAAAACCTAAAGTTTGGATTATTTTGTTTCATTTGTTTCATTATATAATACATTTTAGGCGGTAACTTTTTATTATTCCATGTTTGAAAAACATATGCTGGAATATTTATATTAGATACTTTTTTATTAGGAATTTCCATTTATATATTATACTTTTTAAATAAATATAATAAAACTACGAAAGTATATTATGAATAAATTGATCCAAAATTTTATATCTCTCATTTTCTAATGATTTTACAAATAGGCTCCACGGCGTACAACTTTGAAGCGCTTCTAAACCTTCTTCACAAAATAAGTTTAATAGTGCTGGACTAAATCCTGACATCATTGAACTATTCTTTTGTGACGACAAAGTTGGAAAACCTTGTGTTGAACGCAAATTCCAAAAGAGAATATGAGGCGCTTTAAAAGGCTTATTCCAAAGCCGCATTCCAGCATCCGCATATTTTGTTTCAATCGTGTTCATAAGGGATTTTGAAGTCGTGTCTGCTTGGTCCATTTGCATATCAGAAAATATAGCTAAAACCATATCTTCCACATCTTCGGGTTTTAACTTTTGTGTAATAATCGCATCAAGAATCATATTTAATGCCGCCGCAAAATTGGTATTCATACCCCAGTCAGCTTTTAACAATTCATCAACCATATCAATAAATGTGTCTTTCCCTTGAAGATTTACCCATGAAGGTTTAGCACTAAAAGTTAAAACACGCTTTCCTAGCATTGATTTTTCGGCCACACGAATTCCAAGAGCAATTGCCGCATTCATAGGGTCCCCACTCATTGACCCTGATACATCAACCATAGCAATCATTTTACCGAGCGCACCTGTTTGTTTAGAATTATTCAGCCATTGAGCATTTAAAATAGATGCGGATTCAGTTTTATGGTGACCGCTTCTAATTAACGTTAACGCTTCTTGTGTAAAATCATTCAGTCCAATACGTTTTCCCTTTATTTCTACTTCTCCTTTTACAGCCTTTTTAACAAATTCTTTAAAATGATCCGCGCATATAATACGGTCTTCCTTTTCACTACGCGGTTGGTCTTGCTTGTCAATATTTAAAAACGCTCTCTTTTGTTTATGCATAGTGATAGATGTTTGTTTAGAAGGGTCTATTTCAGACCAATGACCACTACATTGTTTAATCTGTACTGTATCAAGTTTATGGTTTAATTTAGATATCAACTTGCGAAAATCCATTTTCGCTTTTATAATTGCTTTCTTTCTTGATTCATCATTTTTAGCAGTTAATATATACTCACTAAAATAGTCAATCGCTAGTTCAGTAAACATCTCGCCAAATTGAGATTTTTCACGTGGTGTCCATTTGGCTGCCAAAGATGGATTTTCACTAGTTAAATCTTTCTTTAATTGATTTATTAAAAGTTGTCGTCCATATTGGGCTAATTGTGAATATTTATTTTGTTTATAAAAATACTTGACATCTTTCCATGAACCATAAGGATGAACATCAGTTGTTCCTTCTGGTGAAACAAGGAAATGTTGAAATACAAATTTTGCGAGTTCTGGATGCTCTTTATTCCATACTTCAAGCAGTATATATGATAAGGCATATTCACCTTTTCCATCAATAATATCACGAGTATGTGCAATCATACGATATAAAAGTGACATATATTCAATATATTCTGTTTTACTAATAGAAGATGACTTATAGGATATTGTTAAATCCTTTAAAATTTGTTCTGTTTTGTTTGCTAAATTTTTAATACTATATTCATCTCTTGTTCTGGTTAATTGGAAGCTTAATTGGACGATTCTTTCACGAATACTATTTGACCATGTGTATTCAATGCTACCATTTTCACCAATTTGAGAAGGGGTATAATTATCAAGTGCAGAGATGATTGCTGACATTCTAGTATATATTATGATGCGGTCTCTTTAAATTCTTTTTGTTTTGTTTTTTTTAGTATTTGAATTTATCACTATTTTTTTTGTGTAATTTTTTAAATAAGAATTTTGTTTATTTATTCTTTGATGATAAATAATAATTAAATCATTAATATCGTGAAACATAGTAATTGTTTTTTCAAATCTAATTGTATCGATATTTTTAACTGATTGTAAAAATGAAGAACCTATATTTTTATCTTTGCTTTTTAAAAAGTTTTTTAATAATTCTGGTTCAATATTAATATTAAATTTTAAAATGGATAATAAATTATATTTAATAGCATTTGAAAAACTATTATGTTTTATTATGCCTAATAGCTCTTCTTTTTGAAGAGTTCCTGGTTCCTTTAAAAACACCTTTTCTTCTCTTACTTTTTCAATATCATTTTCTTTATTAATATAAATAGAATGAATTCTTAAAAATGAAATATCTTCTGTATAATAATTTTTATACTCTTTATCCAAGTTATCAAAATCTTGAATCCATGTAGAATCTAATTCTTCAATATCATCAAAATTCGTATTATCATTTATATCATTCATATTTTGTATTATACATAATTAATATAATACAAAAAATATCTAAACTAATTCTTTATCTTTATCTTGTATATTATATTCATCGCATTCTTCATATTCTTCATCTTCAGAATCGTATTCCGAGTCATAAATAGGACTTAATTTATATTTTTCATCATAAGCACCTTCACCATTCAATTCATCATACTCTTCTTTATATTTGTCCCAACGATATTTCATTTTTTCAATTTCTTGATTCATACAATAATTAATATCATTATCTAATTCTTCTTGTCTTTTTAAGGCTATTTGGGTTTTAGTTAAAGGACCTTGTTCTTTTAAAATTATATTATTTGTTTTTGACATAGAAAGTTTAACCCATCCAGGTTTAATTATTTTGGTTTCATCAATAATTTCAGGTTTAATTTGATTTTTCACAGCATCTTTAAAATTGGTTTTACATGGTTGGGATACAAGTTCTGGAAATTCATTTGAAAAATCAATAGTAATAGGTTCCGCTTTTGAAAAACGAGTTTCATCTTTGTCTATTCTATTATTAAATCCTCTTTCTCTTTTATTAAAAGACCTTGTAAATGCGTTAGTAGTAGAGTCATAATTTGATATAACTTTTTTATCTTTTTTTATGTCATTATAAGTAGTCGTGTTAGTATCATCTAAAAATTGGAATCTATTGTTACTTTCCTTGTGTTTTAAAAATGGATTATTTTTCATATTATAATTGTTCTATAAATAATATTACGCTAATTCTATGTTATATTATCAATTTGTCTTTAAGTTATTTTCAATTATTTTATAAAATGCGGCAATAATATATATAAAAAACAACTTAAAGAGAACACGGTATATTTATTTGTCTCCTATCAGCAATAGTAAACATTTTGAATTATCTAACTGGACTAAACCCGATATAAATATTTACAGGAGGCAGAAACTAACTTTTTTTATTAATGGGTGGGTTTGTGGGCGGTTTTTAAGTCGTGTTTTGTAATTTTAAATAAAATTGAAATGCTTTTATCTAAAATAATTTTACTTATTATAAGATGAATCGCATACTGAATTCTTGTAAAACTATAAAATTTAATTATTCAATTTCAAACAGATTTGTTGCCGAACAAAATAAAAAAAAATATGCTATATATAATAAAAAACAATACAAACAAATTATAATTAGAAAATATTCCACTGATTATAATTTACCCCTATTTAAACATGATAATTATTACGATAGTAAT